TTCGCAAGGCAGTAAGAACCGTACCTTCGACGTTCTCAAATCGAATCTCTTGTAGGAATTTTCCGTTTCGCGCGTAGGTGAAAATATTAAAGCTGTACCGATCCCGATTGCCTATTTCATTTTCACCAAGGGGAATGTTTGTACCATAGTGAATATCACCCAAATTATGCGTGGTGGCACAGTCTCGCGGGATATCTGGCTTGAAGGAGCGAAGCATATGTTCCAAATCAACAATCCTTACAGTGGCTTGATGCAGTGGATACTCACCACTGTGGCACGCGACCCACATGATTTTATTGCCCACCACATGGAGCGGTAAAAAGTAGAGATAGCTATCACCTCCTGTTATGTAGCTAATCATGTGCTGGGATTTAGTTTCCAGCTCGTCAACCAGATGATTAAGGCGTTTTTCAACAGTCCCAAGGCTTGCCTCGACACCAGCCTGTTTTCTTACTCTAAAAAATTGACCAGTCATCCAGCTGGCCAAAAAGAACGCTGGCCCAAAATTCGCGAGGGTGCTTTCAACCGAAAATTTCTGCCCCCAAACGACGTAGATGGTCCATCCAGTAGCCATCAGAAAGGGAATCCGAAATTCTTTAAATAGCTGAAGGGCTGTTTTATTTGAAATGCCAAACACTGAAGCGACTCCTTTCGATATTTTCAAGATTTTGCCTCATTGGCGACCCGAACAGCATCTTTAAACCCGATTAAAAGCTGCAATTGTCTGACTTCCGCACCATGGGCGCATGACGACGCCCATTCCCCATACCAGCATCACCGCCGCCCACTGGCAGCCCGCCCTCGGTACCTCCGGCGAGGTGGTCGAGGGCCTACGCGATATTGACCAATCCATTCGCATCATCCTGAGCACGCCCAAGGGCAGCGATCCCCATCGCCCAGAATTTGGCAGCGACCTACACCTGTACCTCGACTGGCCCACCAACCGCGTCACGCCACACCTGGTGCGCGAAGCCTTCGACGCGATTCGCCACTTGGAACCCCGCGTCTCAGTGGCCCAGGTAAAAATCCAAATCAACACGGCGCAGATCATCGTGCAGGTGCATTGGCGCGTAGCCGGCGAAGTGTCCCAAGTGACCGAGGTGCCGTATGCGCGAGCTGCCTAAACCCGAATTCATCAAAATTGACCCGGCCGCGCTAGAAGCACAACTGATTGCCCGCTACGAACAGAAGTCGGGCAAAACCCTGTACCCGGCCCAGATCGAACGACTCTACATCGACCAAATTGCCTACGCGGTATCGCGGTTGCAGATGAGCATCCAGAACGCCGGCGAACAACTGCTGGTGCGTTTCGCCCGCGGCCCGATTCTCGACTACCTCGGCGAACTGGTCGCTACCCCCAGACTGCTGGCCCAAGCCGCCCGCTGTACCATGCGTTTCACCATGCCCGCGGCGGTAACCCAGCCATTGGTGATCCCGATCGGCACTCGGATCAGCACCCAGGATGCCAAGCTCACCTTCATCACCGATCAGGACGTCGTAATGGCCGTCGGTCAAACCGACGTGACCGTCACCGCCACCTGCATGACCGCCGGCCAACAAGGCAACGGTTGGACCGTCGGCCAGATCAGCGCCCTCGGCAACTCGCCAGCAGCAGGCCTGACCGCCAGCAATATCACACTCACCACCCAAGGTGCCGAGGATGAAGACGATGACCGCTACCGCGAGCGCATCATCCTGGCCCCCGAAGCCTTCAGCAACGCCGGCAGCCGCGCCGCCTATCGCTACCACACGCTGGCCGTGCACCAGTCCATCATCGACGTCGCCGTACATGGCCCAGATGAAGGCCAGCCGGACGGCCACGTCGCGCTGTACCCGCTGACCACGACCGGGCTGCCGACAGAAGATCTACTGCAACGAATAGAGAATCAGGTCAGCGGCGAAAAACTCCGTCCGCTGTGCGACACGGTCAATGCGTTTTCGCCAACCGCAGTCGGCTATCGGATCAAGGCACACATCACCTTCTACGCCAACGCAGACCGCAGCACCGCCATGGCCGCCGCGCAAGCCGCCGCACACGCCTATGCAGTCGAATCTCGGGCCGGACTCGGGCGCGACTTGGTGCCGGAACAACTAACCGCGTTGCTTCAAGTTGCCGGAGTGTACCGTGCCAATCTGAAGCTACCGTCAGGCCTGCGCGAGTTGCAAAGCAATGAATGGGCGAACTGCTCATCCATCCATCTGAGCGATGCCGGGGTGGCCTATGGCTGATCAGCCACTGCCACCCGCGCTGGCCGGGGACGAGCGTTTTTCGCTGCTCTGTGAGCTGCTCGACCAGGCATTAGCCGACCTCGATCTCAACGTGATGCTGGTGTACCTGATTGACCTGGTGAAACCCTCGCTACTACCGGCGTTGGCCGATCAATTCTCGCTCCTCGACGAAGCGGCCTGGGAGCTGGCCGAATCCGAAGAAGCCAAACGCAACTTAATCAAAAACGCCGCCGAACTGCATCGTTTCAAGGGCACGCCGTGGGCCATCCGCGAGGTCATTCGATTACTCGGCTTTGGCGAAGTCACCCTCCAGGAAGGCTTAGACACTCAGCCTGATGCAGATCCTTCCACCTGGCCGCTGTATCGGGTCGTTCTTAAACGCGTCATCACCAACGATCAGGCGGTGCTACTGCGCCGCCTTCTACTTTCCGTCGCCCCGGCGCGCTGCCGCCTGGTATCGCTCGACTATCAGTCAGTTGCCATTCGCTACAACGCAGTCGCGCGCTACGACGGCCAATACAACCATGGGAGCAGCTAATGGCCGATCTACCCGAATCCCCCGACTGGGCGCCTGGCGTCTACCAACTCGAAACTTCTGACCCCGTGTTAGGTGGCCCCGACGGCGTCTCCAATCAACAAGCCAAACACCTCGCGAATCGAACAAGCTGGCTGAAGAAAAAAATAGATGCGTTTTTCGATGGCAGTGGCATGCCCTTTGCCAGTCAACGTGAAGCAGAAAAAGGAGCTGATACCAACAAACCGATGAGTGCACTCAGAGTGTTCCAAGCCATCGGCGCCAAGGTCGTCCAGGCAACAACGAGTGCGCCAGGGATCGCAAGAATTGCAACTCAACTATTGGTTAAGGCGGGTACAGATGACCACACGATCGTGACGCCGAAAGCGCTCGCGGCAACATTCCCGTTCCGAGGCATTAAAGTCTATTCGTCGGCTGGAGAGTTCACTTGGGAAGTACCACCTGGTGTCACTAAAGCTTGGGTGACTACTATCGGGGCCGGCGGTGGCGGAGCCCGGATTGCTGTTCTACCCGGTCCTTCTGGAGGATCAGGTGGGGGTATTTCCAAAAAGCTTGTCGACCTGACAGGAGTAACGTCAGTCGCTGTAAAGGTCGGTGCAGGTGGCATAGGAGGCAAGGTTAATGGCACGAATGGTACCGACGGCGGCAGCTCCGCATTTGGTGTAACACCGTGGGCAACAGGTGGCTATGGAGGTCGCATAGACGGAAAGGGACCGGAAGGGGGACATGGCGTTGATGGTGATGAAACCAGCACCATCGGTGGAGGCTACCTTCCAGTTGGCACTGCCTCCAACGATGCTTTTATTGGTGGCGCTGGCGGCGGTGGAGTATCTGGATCCGCAGGAGTCGGCGACCACCGTCCGCGAAGTCCGGGACACGGTGGTGGTGGGCGAAACGGTGGCCCGGCACCTGATGGCGCAGATGGACAAGTGACCATCCAATGGTAAGCAATCGAAAGGCTTCTTAAAGGAGGCACATGACAAGGGGGCTGATCATGCAGGAAATACGCTGTGGCGAGTGCCACCGCAAACTCGCCGCTGTCAGCGGTTTCACCGAACTACAAATCAAGTGCCCGCGCTGCCGGACACTCAATCACCTGAAGGCCCCGAGCCTCCTATCCGAATGCCCTGAGCATCTGCCCATAGAAGCGCAGAAATGCCCCAGCCCACCATTGGAAGCCTGTTCGCAGGCATAGGAGGTTTTGATGTCGGATTCGAAAACGCAGGCTACCGCACCGCCTGGCAAGTGGAACTCAACCCCATCAACCGGGCTGTCCTTGCCGATCGATTTCCACACGCCGTCCAGTTCGAAGACGTCCGCCACTGCGGCGCACACAACCTCCGTCCTGTTGACGTCATCACCGGCGGCTTTCCCTGCCAAGACATCAGCCTTGCCGGCGCCAGACCCAGCAACCAAGCCACCCGTGGACTACGCGGCGAACGCAGCGGCCTGTTCTGGGAAGTCATACGAATCCTCAAAGAGACACAACCTCGCTGGGTGGTGCTTGAGAATGTCGTTAACCTGCTCGCTATCAACGATAGCCAAGACTTTGAAACAGTCATCCGGGCCCTTGCGCAATGCGGGTATGTGGGATTCTGGCGAGTGCTTAATGCTCAATATTTCGGAGTCCCCCAGCAACGTCGTCGCGTATTCCTGGTCGCAGGTCATCGACGAATGCCCCCCATGGAGCTGCTGGCTGACGCTGCGCCAGTGGAAGCAATACCTCCAGCGTCTAGCAAGATCGCGTGGCCACGCCCCGCGGATGCATGGGCTGCCAATACTCTATTGGCAAACAAAGCAGGCTCACAAATCGCTATGGGCTGTACCACTTTCATCGCTCAACCGAACGGATGGGATCAGATGGCTGAGCGGCAGCGAACGTCTGAAGATGATGGGCTTTGCCTCGGACTGGATGCGTCCAACCTTGCAGAGGCTTTCGCTGCCGGAAACGCCGTCGTTACGCAAATCGCGCAATGGATTGCCGAAAAACTAATTAAGGCACACTAAAAACAAAGGCAGCAGAGACCACCATCTCCGCTGCCTAACCCCAACACCTCAGTTTCCGAAATTCCCTTGCACCACACGCAACAAACCTAAACTCCATTTACCTCGCACCAAGCCCTGAGTTTTGCGCGCTCGGCATCAGCTCCGGCCACAACCTGACCAGGCCGTCCCTCTCCCCCCTGTACACCGGAATTTCCCCGAGCCCGAT